CCAAAGAAGTTGAGTCGTAAATTGGCGAGGACTTATCACAAACGTAATTATGAGGAGGAAGTTGCAGAGCAGAGCGACTTTCAAACCATTTACGAAAATGTGGCTAAATAAGTCTATTGGGGTGCGGCGTTCTTGCCGACGATACTATCCGCCAGACTGCTCATCGTGAGAACTCACCTTCTCCACCCCATCTTTTTATTATGAGGTTTTATTATGAACGAAGTGCTTTGGGTCGAGAGATATCGTCCTCATACTATCTCTGATTGTATTTTACCTGATGAGTATAAAATCACCTTTCAGTCCTATGTAGATCGAAAAGAAATTCCTCACCTTTTGCTTTGTGGTGGTCCAGGTGTAGGCAAAACTACAGTTGCTCGAGCACTGTGTGATGAGATTGGATGCGACTATCTAATGATTAATGGCTCAGATGAGTCAGGTATTGACACCTTCCGAACCAAAATAAAGAACTATGCCAGTGCGATGTCTCTTGGCGGTGGCAAAAAAGTCATCATCATCGATGAAGCAGATTATTTAAATCCAAACTCAACTCAGCCAGCCATGCGTGCTGCGATGGAAGAATTTGCGCATAACTGCACATTCATCATGACTTGCAATTATAAGAATCGTATCATCGAGCCACTTCATAGTCGATGTGCAGTGATTGAATTTAAACTCCGCAAAGAGGATAAACCAAAGATGGCTGCTGCATTTATGAAGCGTGCAGCTGAAATTTTGAATACTGAAAAGATTCCATTTGAAAAGATAGTTCTTATTGAAGTTGTAAAGAAACATTTTCCAGATTATCGTAGAATTCTAAATGAACTCCAGCGATATAGTGTTAGTGGTACGATAGATGCTGGTATACTATCAAGCATTGCTGATGTTTCTTTAAAAGAACTTGTAACTGCACTTAAAGATCAAAACTTTAGTGCGATGCGTAAGTGGGTTGCCGATTTTGGCGGTGACGATCCTGCAAAGATTTATCGTAAAATCTACGATAGTCTGTATGACGTTATGGATAAGTCTACAATTCCGAATGCAGTTATACTTCTCGCTCGTTACGAATATCAATCTGCATTTGTCGCAGATCAGGAACTGAATCTTACTGCATGTCTTACAGAGATGATGGTAGAGTGTAAGTTCAATGGCTGATCTATTCAAAGAAATTATTCCTTCGATTCTACAAACAAAAGAGTATGCTCTTTTAACAGAGGTCGATGAAAAAATGTATTCGTCTTTTATGGTAAATCGTGCACTTTCGTATCATCGAGATACAGTACTGTTCGCGAATGAGATGAATAGATTTACAACTCTCGATAATAAACTCAAATATGACTTTCTCCTAAATATTGTAAGAGCCTCTAAACGACCATACTCTAAATGGCATAAAAAGGCTCGAAGCAGTGATTTAAGCATTGTCAAAGAATACTATGGATACTCCGATGCGAAAGCAGAGGAAGCATGTAAAATTTTATCTGATGTTCAAATCGCTTTGTTAAAAAAAGAATTATATAAGGGTGATTGAAATGATTGATAAATTAGTTGAAGTAACTTTAGATAAACAAGATGATTTTCTAAAAGTTCGTGAGACTCTTACTCGTATAGGAGTCGCTGCCAAGAATGAAAATATACTTTACCAGTCTTGTCATATTCTCCATAAACAAGGCAAATATTACATTGTTCACTTTAAAGAACTTTTTGAATTGGATGGCAAACCAAGCAACATGTCAGACAATGACATCCAACGCCGCAACACTATTGCAAATCTAATGGCTGAGTGGGGATTGGTTAAATTAGCTGATTCAGCAAAAACAAAAGACAACATTGCACCATTATCACAGATCAAAATTTTACCATTTAAAGATAAAAATCAATGGCAGTTAGTTTCTAAGTATACGATCGGAAAGAAAAAGAAAGAGGCAACCTAGTGTTCTCTGTAAACATCTTTAAACTTCGTGATGATATTGAGACACCATCATATGGATCAACATTTTCGACGTGTTTTGATTTATCCTTTCAACCCACATGTGATATTGGTATCGTAAAAGGATACAATCGTTACAATGATGCAGTTGTACGTCACATTCATAACTTTAATGTTTTGAATACTGCAGAGGAATTTGAAATTGAACCTGGTGATCGTTTACTTGTTCCCACAGGATTGATCTTCAAGATAGAATATCTGCACACGATTGAAACATATGCAGATATATCAAAAAAAGAAAAGCCATTAAAAAATTTCAGCATTCGCCTTCACCCAAGATCAGGTCTGTCGCTCAAGCGAGGACTCACTCTTGCAAATTCAGAAGGTGTTGTCGATGTAGACTATCAGGAAGAGGTGTTTGTTCCCCTTACAAATATCTCTGCAGTTTCGCAGAGAATTGTTCGAGGTGATCGTATCGCTCAAGCTGAGATAGTTTGTAATGAATCAGTGAATTTTGTTGTAGTTTCGACACGTCCAGAGAAATATTCTGAACGTTCAGGAGGATTTGGCTCAACAGGATAGTCTGTTGGCTAAATAAGAGTGGATGCTCATAAGAGGTCCATAACCATAAACTTGCTTATAAAAGGAGTTACAAAATGACTAATATCACAACTTTATCATCTATTCCATTCGAACGCTTATTTCCATCAGCGTCTATTCTTGGCTTCGATAATGTGTTTGCTGCACTAGATAATGCAGCGCATCTTCTCACTGCCACCGCAACTTCCTTTCCACCTGTAAACATCATTAAGACTGGTGATTACACATTCAATGTGGAACTGGCTGTTGCTGGATATAAGAAAAGCGAGATTGAAATTACAGCAGAGAAAAACTCACTCAAGGTCGCTGGCAAAAAGTCTGAGAAAGATGAACGCGAATACGTTGCAAAAGGTATCGCTGGTCGAACATTTAGCAGACAATTTGTTTTGTCAGACACTGTAGTAGTTCAAGGAGCTGAACTTGCTGATGGCATTCTTTCAATTGCATTGGAGAATGTTATTCCTGAAGAACAGAAACTTCGTAAGATTGACATCAAATAATTTTTTATGATTCGTGATGAATTATCGTGGGATGAACTGTATATCTTACAGGCTGCTTTGATTGGACAGAAAAGCAAGGACCCGTCGACAAAAGTCGGCTGTGTGATTGTAAACGATGACAATGTCATTTTGTCGACGGGTTTTAATGGATTCCCTCGAGGTATTGAAGAAGATTGGAAAGATCGCTGGAAGCGTCCAGAAAAATATTTCTGGGTTGAACATGCTGAGCGCAATGCAATTTATAATGCTGCGCGTGTTGGAATATCACTCAACAACTCAAGAATGTATCTCAACTGGGAACCAAAGCCATGCGCTGATTGCACTCGCGCAATTATTCAAGCAGGTATCAAGGAAGTCATTGGTCCGAATCGTAAATGGACTGGTGTCGGTGCAGGTAAGCATTACTCGATAGAACATGCGGCTGAAATGCTGCGTGAAGCAGGAGTCCGAGTGCGGTATTTCGACCTCCCCCTAGACCTATCCGAACCCCCCAGATAGGACCGCTCTCGCACCTCTCTCCTCGGCGAGAGATGGAGTTGTAAGTCATTGATTTTACAAGAGTTTTTTCTGTTGTATTTTCCTGCGTTTCATACGATAATGGTTGTATGAAACACGAAATTGAAAAAAACCCAGCGGCGTATAGGTTAGCCACAATCACTTCAATTAAAAACCTGAAATTCGACGCAGTACGCCTCGGATTCGACTGGCCAACAGACCCAGACTACGACAATGCGTCACTCAGTGAATTAGGCACATTTCAGTCTGAGGTGCTAGAATATATCATGGATAACTGGGACAATTACACAGGTCCATACTCTGAAAATACCGAATCGTAAGTTATTGATTTTATTCGGTTTTTTACTATTGCGTTTTACACCTAAAAATGGTATAATGATTGTATGGTAAATGATAATTTAAGGTTGTCGGGTCTGACGGACGCTGAAAAGCGTCAGGTCAGTATGTTTGGCTGTACGACTGAGCAAATGCGCGAGGCAGTTGCGGAAAGTTTGTCTTTCCGATTCTCTGGTCCCGCGATGTATGCGATGTCAATGATGAGCGACGCGCAAGAAGAAATTGCTCGCGGTCTCGACGAGGACGCGCGACAGACTCTGAATCGCGCGAAGTGGATTGTTTCAACCTATCTTCAAAAGGAAGTATTCTAATGTCTGCTCCCTATTATGGAATGTTCACAAAACGTGGCAACGCCAAGGTTCAAAAGATTGTTGACGCTGCTCGCAATGAGCGCATGAAGTGGCGCGATGTCGAAATCATGCTCTATGACTTGTGTAGAGATCGCAAGTATGCTGAAGCGTGTGACACTGCGGTGCGTGATGCGGTTTACATCGAGTTGATGGAAACCAATAATTATACTGAGTGTGGGAGAGTTCTCTAATGCGTCTTGATCGTGGTCATGGCAGTCCGTATGATCGTGGTTCTGCCGACAGTTACTATCAGCGATCGTTTCGTCCGCACTATTTCGTGGGCGACACTCATCGCTCTGAAGAGATTCAGCAGTCAGACATGAGTCTCGAAGAGTGCCAGGAATATATTCGTGGCTGGCAGGACAATCAAGCCAGCGGTAATTTCAAAGATTGGGGTTAATATGAAAACACCAAATTTTGTTTTGTACAATGAAGCACGTGATTTAGTTTCCACTGTTGATTTATTGTCTTCAAACACCGATCATATCAGTGAATTAAATTCGAAAGATTGTTACGATCTTGCTGAAAAACTTGAACGTGCCTTTCACCTATTTGTAGTTCTTGGTGATCGCAAAACGCAGGAAGATTTAAATAAGATTCCAATAAATGAAGGAGTGCCATTCTAATGGGACAGTTCAAAAATATTGAAATCGAAATTATCGATCTTTATCATTCTGATCGATTAAGTGAGATCGAGATTGCAAAACAATTGAATGTTCCTTTACTTCAAGTTCATGATGTGCTTGTTGCTTATGAACGCAACGACATGGATTATGATCTCAGCGATACTGATGCTGATGAAAGTTATCACGAATCAGATTCTGACGATGACTACAATGCTGAGGATTACTGATGTCGCACTCACCGCATTTTGAAGATTGGCTTGAATTGCAAAAACTCAAACGTGAAAATGAGGAGTTGAAAATGGCTTTAAATCCAAATAACACCAAACAAGCAGTGGAATATCTGCGTCAATTGCGCAAGATGGGCTATGCCGTTGTAGCATTTACACCCGAAGAATTGCGTGGTGCAGATTCAGATCATGTCGAGGATCGATTGATTGAACTTGGTTGGGATGTAATTAATAATCTTGCCACGGAGCCATACGATGAGTGATCCATATGTTGCGTGGGCTGTGGGATTGCTTTGTGGATTGGTCCTAGGGATTCTTATCATGATTCCTACAAAACGAAAGAGTCGATATTACTATGATAACAAATGAATATCGTCGATCTGTTCTTGCACCAAAAGCAAGAGTGCCATTCGATCCAAGCGATCGAAAACACATGCTTGATTTTGCTCGATATGTGAAGTATAATAGTTGGAGAGATGGATGCTCCTATTATCTTGAGGATCCATATTCTGATATACCGACTATGATTCGAGCAAAAATTGCAAACTACACTCTATCTAAACT